CTTGACGAAGCCATAAGCTACTGGTGTAATCTGCCGTTCAACGGCAAATTTCTTTGGAGAACTCGCATCAGCACGCTTTATGAGCGTACTGGCGCCTGGACCCCAGCCACAAGACTCTACAAATTCCGAAGGATCAAATCTACCTAAAACCCTCTTAATCAATTGACGCGCATTCTCCGTAACACTTAACGTGTACGGATTTGTGAATGCACATCGCTCAATGCGATGATTCGTGGCACGACATACTTCCTCCGCTGCATGGAACCCCTTTAGAGCAACTTCCCTCTTATCCACTTTCGTGTCGAGGAACTTTGCCTTTGAGAGGAACTTTGTAGCAGCCAAACTGTCACGAGCGGTCGAATAATTTAAGTAATTATCCGGCTGGAACTCGAGATCCACTAATTGCCTATGCTCTCCGTATTTAAACAGTATGGCGGCGGCAAGGGATCTGGGACAATTCAGCGATTCGTAGAAGTCAAGACAATACTTGTCCGTGGTACTTTGCTGTGCTATAGATGAAGAAGACTTCGTCATATAAATTTCCATTCTAAAGAAAGAAACTGAAGAGAGATCGATGATTATCGACCTCTACCGGACACAATCTAACTAACTAAATTAATAGCTAGCTTCGAAAGCTGCGACGGCAGTCCGCATGGCGGATCCTGCTGCCAAGCTTGCGTAAGTGAATGCAATCAGGTTATCGCGTTCTACGGCCGTCATGAGCTTGCTCATAACGAATTCCACATTGGCGTAACCCGATCCCACTACCAACGAAGTGTTGACGGTATCTGCTACTGGGAGCAGAATCTTCTCACGTACACGGATGACCGACGAACCGTTCTTCGGGAGGGTCACCTGCTGGGTCACGATTCGGCGCATGTCAAACACGCTTTCCGAATTCGTGCTCCAACGAGCAACTCCGTCTGAATCAATTCGCGTAGGCCAAAACGTTGTATTAACGGCTGCGGCGTTTGCGAGAACAAGGCTAGCGAAAGCTGGCATAACTATTTACCTTTTGAAAGGATACGTAACAAGGCTAGAGCATTCAAGGCATGTCCGAATGAAAATGGACTTTTGACCGATGGAAGACGCAATGGAGGAGGGCTGTTAAGCAACTCCCGTTTCACGTCAATCTTCTTGGTTACAAAAGTGGATCCACCTCCAGTCCAGACATACCCTGCATTATCTTCGCCGTCGAATTGTCGAGTAAAAACCTGGTCTTCTAAAGTAGACACGGTCTTCGTACACCATATCACAGTCAACCCATTAAAAGCATCACGGTCGTTCAGAAACGGTCCTAGGGCATAAAGCCAATCTAGTAGGAAACTGAACGGCATGAGCTCATATGCGGTTGCTGCCAGGCTGGTGAAGCCTAGCCGCGTAAGCACTCGCTGATTACTGTTGCCAGTACTCAGTCTACACTTATATGTGACCCGAACGGTGCCAGAAGAATCCTGCTTACAGAGAGCACTAGTGCCCTCCTTCATCATGAATTCTGATACCTGACGCTGCACCTTGATAGTCCTAGCAACCTTCACATCAAAAATTAGCGGTTCGAACGATCCATTATAGTGATCAATCAACCCATTGAT